GGGCATTGCGCTGCGGTCGGGATTGAGTTCGCTGCCAACGGGTTCTGGAGCCGGAGGATTTCCGTAGGCTTTCATTCGCTCTTCCAGACGGCGTTGGAGTTCATCCTGAATGATCTGCTGCTTCGCCATATCCCGCTGCTCCAGCTTGTCGTTCATTCCGCTGGCCTGACCGTAGATGCCTCCAGTGAGGAGGTTCCCGAGGCGTTCCATGATGCTCGGATCATACTTCGCAGCTTCGCGAACCAGCTCTGGGTTAGCGCGGAATGCCTCGGCCTCAGCGAGCTTCTGCTGCTCAAGCTCCTTGTCACGCCCGCTGAGGCTGTTATACAGGCCAGCGGTGGCAAAGTTTGCAGCGTTCTGGAGGAAGTTCTCGAAAGCCATGATGGTTACCTTCTCAAATCATTGAGCATGGATCGACCGGCCATGCGACCGTTCATCACGCGCATTGCTGCGGCGAGGATCTCCTCTGGATCGTAATTGATGTATCCGTTGTACGGGTTCAAAGCCTCCTGCATCCGTCGAGCGGGAATCGGAACAGTGGTTGGTTCAACGATTGACGGAGTTGATGTGACCGAAGACCCCGGAAGGGTGATCGGCTTGGGTGGCTTTGGAGGAGTAACCGGAGTAACCGGAGGCTGACTCAGATCCAAGATCGGAGTCGATGTCACCGAAGATCCCGGAAGCACGATTGGAAGCCTACCGGGAAACCCAACAAGCCCTGTTCCACCGGAAGTTACTACCGTACCATCCTCAAGCTTGATTGTAGTCGGAGGTGTTCCGGCTCCTGTAACCCCACCGGAAATTGGCGATGGAGGATTGTAGGTATCGGAAGTGAGAGTTTCATCACCCGGCTTGATACCACCCTTATCCATCGAAGGAGGCTTGGCGAGGTTGGCGTAATCCCAGTCGCCTTTCATCCAGTTCCACTTATCACCAGTGTCATTGACAAGCACATCACCAACACGAGTTCCGGGCATATTCGGAACCTCAGTACCCCACATCTGATATCCACCACCGGGAACGAGGTAGAGCTGATCAACGGCAGGGGTTGGAGTTTGATTCGGTCCTGCTGGTTCCGATTCAACGTCCGATGAGTTGTTGATGCTGGTATCGTTCGCCATAGCTCAAGCCTTAGGAACCAAGCTCTTGATGCGACCGATCATCCAGTTGGCCACCAGCTTCTTCGCCTTCGGTTTATCCTTGAGCCACTTCGCGAACTTCTCCGCGTTGCTGTCATAGAAGCTCTTGAACCAAGCGGGTCCAACGAGTTCCTTCCAGAAGTAGAACGCTTCCCACTGATCGGGAATGCACTCGCGAGCGACGTAGCAACCAGCGGCACTTCCCAGTGCGCCGATTGCGCTGGTGACACCCTTGACGATAGCCAAAGGAGAATTGGCCTGCGAAGCCTCGAACGCATTCTGCGCGTTCTGGAGGGCGAAGCTCGAACCCAGTTGCATGAGTTGACCCGGACCTGCCTGCTGCATGCCTTGAACCATCTGTGGGGCATTGAACGGAGACGCACCCTGCTGGAGTCCGCCAAGCTGAGCGGCTTGCGAGACGATAGGCTGGAGACCAAGGGCAGATTGGATGTTCGCCAAGTTCTGCTGCTGTGCGCCCTGACGCTGTTGTTGAGCAGACATTTGGCCTGCGAAGGTCTGCTGAGCGGCGGTGTTCCGCTGGCCGGTGGCTGCGAGAATGTTCTGGAACGCTTCCTGAGCCTGACGATTGGCGACATCGCTGGATGTTTGACCGCTCTGGAGCAGGCCAAGAGCCTGTTGACGGCGTTGGACATCGGCGTTGGAGATAGCCTCACCAACCGCCCGCGCCTCGCGGAAAGCGGAGAGGTTTCCAAGGATATTGCCACTGGCAGCACCACGAGCGCGAGCGGCCTGCTCAGCGGCTCGGATCATCGATGGATCAAGCGTTCCAGCTTGAGCGAGACCGGCACTGATCTGGCGTTCGAGATTGCTGCGGATATCACGAGCGGCTCCGGTATCCTGCGGAGCGGTAGGCATTCCAACGCGCTCGTAACCAGGAGCGGTGGGAGATGTCTCATCCAGCCTGCTTTTCCCACTCTGAAGAGCGGACAAGAACTGATCGTAGAGCTTGTAACGCTCGGGATCAGCAGCAGCGAGTTCGGCCTTTCGCTGTTGAGCAAATTGGGTTCCGTATTGCTGAGCAAGCTTGAGCTGAGCGGCAGCATTGATCGGAGCCAGCTCGTTCTGAAGGATCTGTTGCGCCCGCGTCAGATCAGCATCGGACTTGCCGGTGTAGTCGTAGTTGACCGTCTTGTACTGGCCGGTTTCTTTTCCCGAGGAATCAAGAACGGGCATCTGGTAACTGCCCTTCGTTCCCATACGCGATGCCGCCTCGATCTCCCGAATAATCGGGAATGTTTCGGCCTGCGAGTACACCGCTGCTTTGTTTGCAGCGGACATATTAGGAGCATCGTATCTACCGCCCATAGGAAATCCTTCGGTTCATTAGGAGTTTGAAGTATCTGTTGAAATCGTACAAACGGGAAACGCCTCTGCTGAATCCTCCAACCTTGGTAACCTTGTCGGAGCATACGGTCATCATGGCCAACCAGAGTGTTTGAACGGCTTCCGGCTCCACGCCAACCACCATCTCGATCCACGCGATGTGGCCATCGGGGAAGTTGTTGTTGATGTCTTCCGCTTCCTCGATGGAGTTCAGGAATCGAACAGCTCCGACACCAACGCATTCGCCATTCTCGTTCTTGATGATACCGAGTTGGCGTATCTTGTTGAAGATGCCGATCCAGTTGAGGAGCTGATCATCGTTCCATGTGGAACAAGTTGGCCAATGCTGTCGCAGCAGCTTGGCCGCTTCGATGATAGATGAATGCGCGTTCATTGCTGAGGACGCACAGAATCGACGAATCCAGAGAGAATGGCGGATTGGAATGACAGGCGACAGCCCGATTCAGCGGTTGTGCGAATTCGGAACTGCATCGTGTTCCAGCGTCCCGCACTGATCAAGTTGTAAGCCTTGAGATCCTTGAACGTGCCAGTCGGAATCGAAACCCCAGTGGCGAGATCGATGAACGAGCTGTTCATGTTCTTGCAGTAAGCAGCCTCAATTCCAATGGGGATGTTGTACGGGTTGTCGAACGCGAACTGAATGCTGTATCCGATCTTGTCAGGAATCGGTTCCCCGAGGTTGTAAGCCTTCGTGGTGATGCTCGATATGTACACCGATCCACCATCGTAGTACGCCATTTGAGTGGGCGGATCGAACCGGCTTGCTGGGAGATAATCGTTGAATGCCCAGACTTGGCCCGCTGAGGTGCTGAGGCTCAACACCTGACCGGCGAACATCAGGATGGGTCCGCGAGCCGAGAAGTTGGTGGTAACGAAATCGTTTGCCTGCCAGTTGTCCCAGTATCCAAGCCAAGAGCGGGCCAGTGCATGGTACACGATGACCGCATTGTTGGTGGTCTGCGAAGTTCCTCCATCTGGAATCAAGGGAACCGACAGCATGTACCGGTTATTCCAGTACACACCGTCGCAGAGTGCGTACTGAGCTTTGTCGATTCGGCTGATGATGTCTCCGATGGGTGACGACAGCGCGAGTCCCGTGCTGGTCTGAGTGCCTGCTTGAATCTGCGAAAGCGAGCGTATGCCGTCCCGAGTCAGGAAGAATACATCAGGGCCAACAGCAGCAATGGACCGGTGCGAGGCGCAACCGACATTTCCAGAGATGATCGAGATGACCCAATCCACAGGATCTTGCGTAGGATCGGCATCCACGGACCAGATGGACCGTTCCTTGAAGACGAGCAACTTGTATCCGAACCACGAGTAGATGCCAGTGATCGGATCTCCGTCACCGCCCACCCGAATGGAACCAAGCGGGTCCCATGATTCGCCATCGAGAAGATCGGAGAAGTAGAGGGTATCGGGAGGGATGGCTGTATCACCGGACACACAGAATAAACGCTGCATGTGCGTGGTGAGGTACAGCGGCTTATTAGGAGGAGTGAGCGAAACGAATGCAACAGCGTGGGCACCGCCACCGCCAGATATGCTGACTGTTGGGGCGGTCGTGTATCCGCTGCCAGGGTTGTCGATAGTGATCGACAGGACATTTCCATCAAGCCCGCAAACGGCGGTTGCAGTTGCGGTTATGCCGCTCGGAGGAGCGGAAATGGTTACGGTGGGAACACTGGAAAGATTTGATCCCTGATTGATGACATCGATGCGGCTGACCTTTCCAGCAGTGACAGATGAGTCTGTGGCACTGCTAGTGATGTACTTCAGAGATCCGTACCCGTCAGAATAGAACAGTTTGTCGTTGAGCTGAGCGAAGTACACGAACTTCGCGGCAGCATTCAGCGTGGCACCGGTTATCGCGGTGTAGTTTGATGCGAGATCCGTTGACCATAGTTGCTTGATTGATCCGGTGGGATTCAGCAGCGCAACGATGAGGCGTTCGGATGCAGCAGTGTCGAAATAGAATCCTGAGTAAACCGTGCAGTTGTTTGGGAGGTTCGACAGGTAGTAGCTGGTCGTGGATTCCCAGTTGGTAGTGGTGCTTTCCCAATT